CATTGATACAGTCCACACTATAGCTGCACCTTGAGTAATGAGACCTAAGATTAACCCTATTGATAAATTATTGTTAATCATCTCTTTGCTCATGGGTACGTCTTTCGGTCAAGTTCGAAGTGAGGTGCATCGTAGAAACTCTTCCAGTCACCACCCCATACGATAGGAATTTCGAGTTCTTCTGCTGCTTCTTTCATAGCTTCCGCCATAAGCTCAAAGCGTTCTAGGTCTTCCCAATCGACAGGATAAGGAACCATGTCTACAGCATGACCTGTGATGTGTCGTGAGTTCAAGGTAGTTGACTTACCAGCCTTGAGTAGCTCTCGTTGACGGTTGATGTGACGGATACCTTCAATGACCGTAAAGTCAACCTCAGTGATCTCAATGGCTCTCTTGACTACAGCGACCATATCAGGGTTAACGCCTGACAGGTTCTGTAGACTGCGTGTACCTAGTTTGTAGGGCATTAGCTATTCCTTATTCTGGTTTAGTAGGCCACAGTGGGGCCGAAGGGTCTTCTGTATTCTGGGGTAAGTCACGAAGGGCTTGGCGGTAGGTAGCCCATGCAGCCTGATCCACTGGTGCATCTGGAACTTGTGTCCAGTCAGATGACTTTAACATTAGGTTCCTAGTTGACCTTAATTCGTTCATTAGACTTTCATTATATTCAACAAGTGCATCACCACTAACAGGGCAAACAGTTCCATCAATCAGCATTGTGTCTCGACCATGCTCACCGCTTACGACTCGCTGATTAAGCTCTAATGTTGGAACATCTCCTGTGCAGTCTACATCTGCAAGCCAATGACCGTTTGATTTGTATAATGTGTATCTCATATTAAGCCTTAAACGTCAGGAGTGAAACTGCGACCCTGTAATACATATTGCCGCTAGGGCTTCCACTTAATGTAAATCCTAGTGATCCGCTTGTTGAGGTGGCTGTAGCCGAGACCGCGTGAGTGTGCGGTGTGATGGGACTAGAATTATTTGAGACGAACCCCCCAGTTGATTGCGTGTGAGCTAATGTTACGTTTGTTCCCACTGGAACTATGCCAACTACAGGGCTTTCTTTACTCATCCCAAATCTACCAGTAAGAACTGCTATCATGCTTGATCCAGTAGTTACTCCGCTAAAGGACACAGTAACATTAACCGTCCCAGAGGTGTTGAAGAAACTATCTACAGTGGTAGCTCCAGCCACACCAATCCCCGGCAATCTAGCTACATCCAATGTACCAGCGGTGATCTTATCGGCAGCTATGTTGCTGATTTTAGCGTTAGTTATGATAGCGTCATTGATCTGCGCAGAGTTCGTAATGATACCGGATGCAGCAATCAGTCCACCCGTTATAGTGTTTGCACTGATCTTGTCACCAGTGATTACACCACCTTGGATTGCCGCACCATAAATACTGTTAGCAGCAATAGCATTGGCCCCAACAGCATTTGCACTAATCTTGCCAGCAATAATGGCGTCATCGGCTATCTGTGCCGTGTCAATAACACCATTGGGTATTTGAGACTGAGCAATGCTTCCCTGCAAGTCGCCAAAGCTCTCAGCGCCACCGACAACTTGCTCCCAAGCAGAACCTGTCCACTGATACAACTTCCCATCAGTACGGTTGAACACCTTCTGACCTTCAAAGCTGCCAGATGCGGGGAGCGATGTAACGTCCTCAATGGCATAAAGCCCCTGCTCAGTGAATAAGCTGTAGACACCATTTTCAAAGTCAGGGTCGTCAAGCCAAGTTGTTGTGGCAGAAACACCTGACGTAAAGTCAGATTTGTTGTCACTGAAATCAACCGACTTTAAGAAGTAATACTTTGTCTGGTCGACATTCAGATTTGATCTTATGAACTCACTGCCGCCGGAGACGCCAACAAGAGAAGCACCTGAAGTTGTGTTTGTATCATTTTCCCAGACTTCTACATGCTTTAGGTCGGCATCAGATGGGTTAGTCCAGTTGATAGTAATATATCTGAAACCGCCTGTGGCACTTACTGAAGTTGGAACAGATGGGGCTACATCATCACCACCCCCGGTAAACTGAACAGAAGCCCACGGGCCTTGGTTCCCGCTTGTAGCTACGGCTCGTACGCGGAAGACGTATTCTATGTTGTCAATAAGGGGGCTAATTTCAACATTACTGCTATTTGATGTCGTAGAATTATAGACGCTATCAGACAAAATCTTCCACTCAATATCATAGTAATCAAGATAAGCGTTAGCTATGTCATCCCAATCAAGGATAGCTGAGTTAATAAACGTGCCATCCCCTTGGATACGACCACCAGCAGAAGCCGTAAGATTGTTAATAATTAAGCCCTCATTGGGCTGAGGAAGATTACTGTTGTTTCCAATGATGCTTTGTTCTTCAGCGTTCCAATCAAATGCAGCAGAGGAGGTCTCCCGAAGACCAAGGGTAACTCTAAGATCACCTGCGTCTTGGTCAGCCTTAAAGCCCCAGTTGACGACCTCAAACTCTTTCTCATCCCACCCGTAACGATCAAGTGTTAAGCTAACTGTGTCTCCAATCTGAAGGTCAAAAGCACTCATGCCAAACTCAGCACTAAAGGACATTTGCTCCCTAGCACGGAACAGAGTTTGTTTAGCAATACGCTGCGCTGTAGCTGAACCTGTGGTAAGCGGAAGGTCTAGCTGTAGTGGGTTGTCGTATTCATTATCTTCCGTGACAAATGTAGGAGAGGTAATAGCGGGGTAATCAAACTCCGTCCAATCTCCGCCACTATCAGTACCATCATCAACACCACCCCAGATAAATGTACCTTGGACAGAGTTAAAGTTATCCCGGCGAGAAGTCCTTGTGTTAAGGCTAATCTCACTCCGCAGGTCATCAAGGGTCAATGTCTTAACAGACGGACTGTAGACACCAGCCACTAGCTTAAACTGACCAGCACTATAATATAAGTTACCGACACAAGCTCCAACCATATCTTGCAAGTTGGTTCTTATGTTAGTACTCGTAGTTATGACGCCGTTAATCTCGAACTTATTGGATTCACCTGAACCTGAGCTTGTGTCACAGTCATTAGCAGCAGTGGAAAGATAGGTGTCATCAATGCTTGAGGCAAGGGTGTTTAACCCATACTCACTGACGAGGTAGTCACGGATACACAGAGCAGCATTAGCTGACCAACCCGTAGTAGATGTACGGGGGTCATAGACCTTCTTGCCTTTGACTACAGCAGAAAATGAGGGTATGCCACTGGCAAACACATCACGGTTGTATTCCATCCTTACATAAATACAAGAGATGCCCTCACCCTTGAAATTTGAAGGTGTATTAGTCTGACCCTCGTTCTCAAAGGTTGGCCCATCAGTCATGCTTTGAAGACTGTTGTAAATATTCTGGTTACTAGCACCTGTGAACTTCTTGATGGTGATCCACTTGTCAGCACCACCTGCACCAGAAACCCAAGGTTCTGAGGTTACTTCGTCGTTACCATCAATAGTAACAACCTTATCATTGATGTAAATGTCACCGATCTCTTCAACCTCATGTCCAGCGAGGGTGATTATCATGTGGAGATACTTGTTGGTGTCGCCAGTAGATTCCATGTAGGTGATAGTACCACCCTTACGAACCTGACCATAGACTATATCCCAAGGTGCAGCAGCTTGACGGAAGTTACCCAGCAGCCCCTGTTGCATCTTAGGTGGAGAGGGCATGAGTGCTCTCATAAGAGCGCCAGCTACAAGTGTGGTAGCGACAAACCCTGTTAGCCAAATAACGGATAAATATGGGGTAGACATACTTAAGCCAGCTAGTATTGCATTGCCTATAGTAATAGGTTCCCTAGGGGCTTTATCCCAAGAGTTATGTTTAGCTAACACATTAAAAGGAGTTTTCATCTATTCTACCCAAGCCTCTGTTATCTCTGTCACAGGTATATAAACAACACCAGATTTACTTAAGAAAGCAGCTTTGTTACCTATGCAGATACCAAAGGCCTTACCTATAATTGTAGCTGCAATGTTCTTATCAGTAGCTACCAATGCACCTCTTGGAGGTACACCATTGACCCTAGTTAGTTTACTATCCACAGCTTCTTCTATCGTGTCAAAGCCAAACTCTTCCTTTAGCTCCTTGACCTTCATATAAAGCCCCGTAGACTTGATGTAGCGTCTGTCCCAGTCATCAGCCCAACCATGCCCGTACATAGCTTTCCAAGCATCGTTAGTAAACATGAAGCAGTCTTTTATGTGATAGTGAAATACTGTGTTCTTCTCTTTGTCTAGGTACTTGTACAACTCTGATAAGTCGGGCATGAGCTATCTTTCTTAGGTAGGTTTAACTACTTCTCTTCCCCATGCTATTTCCCTGTCTTGCAATGCAGGAACAAAAGAAAAGAAGTCGTCTGTAGGGTGACGTAGTTTTTGGCTATTGTCGGTATATCTAAAGGGTCTCACCCTCTCAAGCTCAACGAGCCTACTCTCAATCGTAAGTGATATTGTAGAGCTTTCACCACTGTCAGTTACGGTCATAACATCCATGAGGCCACCAAAGACTTCTATGGGCGTTTGCCCCTCAATACCAAAGAGTATTCTTGCATTACGACCCTGATAAGGTTCCTGTAGTGCTAGGCTAACAAGAGAGGAACTAACGCCACTTAGGACTATATCAGCAGACTTAGCTGACATATCTGCAACCTCTTCTACGTTAGGGATACTCAGTAAGCTACCAGCGCCAACGTAAGTATCACCCCCGATAGTCTTATTGTCGTACCCTGTCCACAGACGTACAGCACCAGAATCAAAGAGTAACTCTACAGCGTAAAATGGTTGTATCTCGCTGTCGGTGATGCCAGATATAGTTTTACTGCTCATAGTGCCTCCATAGCCCCAAAGGTTATACCGTAGGAATTAACGTCATTGATAGACCAAGAGGTCTCATTACTAGATAGCCTGAAAGCACCCTTAGCTTCCGTTAAGTCAGCAGAGGCTCCAGAGACAGTAGAACGTAGGGCAGGGTATATCTCCATAGTCCCGCTTGAGCTAATGTCTTGAACAACCTTATACAGGCGTGTGCTAGTGCCTGAACCTAAGCTAAACCAATCTCCAGCCTTAAGTGAGCCGTTGATCGTGGCAGTCACACTACTAGAGCCAGAAGTGCCAGTTACAGACAGTGCTGTCGCTGTACCTCTAGGTGAAGTGTTCAGGGGATCACTTAAGTAGAACGTACCTGATTGACCCCTGAGAGCCAATAGGAAGCCTACCCATGCTTCAGCTAAGTCACCTTTGACTGGCGGCAGTGTAATGTCAGCTTGCCAAGCCTGACCACTGTAGACATGAGCTTGTTGCTGGAAGGTAAAGGGAGACCTAGAAATAGCAACAGCATTAACTGCTCTGAAATCAATCTGAGCAATACCTATAGTAGTCGGTAACGACAGTGGGTATGTGATAGCCATTAGAATTTGCTCCCGTAAGAACCACCGCGCCTTTTGGCATCTAGCACAGCAGCCTTAGACTGTTCAGCAATTTGTGGCATCAGTGATTTAATTTCAGTACGCACTGTCTGTTGTACCCCAGTGGAAATATTGATGTTCTGGTTTATGGTGACGCCCCCGACACCTTCTGCCTGAACGCCCAGTTTACCATTAGCTCCACGAGAAAGTGGCATGATAGCTTCTGGCCCAGCTTCACCCATGAGGCCAGTCTTACCCCCGCTCATACCAAAGTATGTTGGACTACCGACTACACCACCGTCAGCGTAGGCTTGTATCTGTGACCCACCTGAGAAAGCACCCCCATCAGCGAAAAAGCCACCCAAGAATGTCTTAGCTGAGTTAACCATCTGCTGAACGACAAGCACTCTGTAGAGTTCTCTAACAATGTCACTAGCCATCTCACGGAAGGCATCCTTGACGGACTTAGTGCCATCTACCATAGCCATGAAAGAATCTCCCATGCTATCTGCGACAAAGTCAATGAGGTCTTTTCGTTGCTGTTCCTCTTGGATTAACTCTTTAGTTAACTGAATCTTTTTCTCAAGATCAGCGACAGTCTGAGGGTTCTTCTTAGAGAACTCTACACCAAGAGCTTGTATGACCCTTTGTCTAGCTTCTGTTTCATAAACAAGTGCTCTCTCTAGGTCTAGTTGTTCTTCTAGCATTTGCAGGTCTGATTTCTGGGCTTTTTTATCTGGCTTTGGCTTAAACTTTTGACTTCCGCCGTACTTGAAAGAGCCGGGGCCACCAAAAGCATCAAGGCCAACTGTAGCTTCTTCTTTAGCTTGACGTATTAAGCCTAAAGCTGACGCAAATGGGATCGACAGCCTTTCAGCCATCTCTTCAACTTTATCGTTTAACTCATCTAACTCTTTCTGTCGGATTGCATTTTGCTCTCCCTCGTACTTAGAGTTATCGTCATTCAACTCTCTTTCAGCCCTAGCTTGATTCTCAAGGATAGCTAGATCACCAGCGGCATCAAGCTCTTTTTGCTTTTTCTCATAAGCAGCGTTAGCTTTAATTAGATCAAGTTCAGCTTTAGCTTGTCTCTCCAGAATGGCTTTATCGCCAGCAGCATCAAGTTTCTTTTGATTTGCCTCTTCCTGTTCTGCCGCTTTCTTACGCTGCTCCTCTAGTTTCTTACCAGCAGCGTATTGCGCCATTATCGCTGCAAAACGACCCTTGTTTAGTTTGTCCAGTTTTCTCTGTTTTTCATCTTCAATCTTAGCGTTAGCTGCTTCATTTGCTTCTATCACTTGTTGTATTTGATTCTGTGCGGCTACTACAGACAGATAGAACTCTTCTTGGTCGTCACTCATTTGCGCAAAGGGGCCAGCAAGTTCTAATACAGATTGCCTGATTGCCTCAAACGCAGCGGCTTGCTCTTCAAGACCCTTGGCTTCCATCGCCTTGCCGATGAGTGTGCCAAACTTTGCCGCAGTCACAGCCGCTGGCCCAGCACTCTGGGTTTGCTTAATTTCTGGGAACAAGTCAAATATATTTTTGGCTTCCATGAGCGTCATTCCCCTCCCTAGCGGGGAACTTTCAAATGCAGGAAGTAAGTTAGTCACTGCCTTCAGGGACTCTTCAAACTTAATTTTCTTTATTTCTAGCATAGCTTGGGACAAGGCACTAACCTTCCCAGCTACTTGATCTATAACATTACCAAATGCGTCAACTGGCATAGTAAGTCCAGATAGGGCATCTGCGTAATCGCTTGTTGCTGTTTCTAAATCCTCTACCTTCTCTTGTAGGGTTTTTACGTCCTCACTAGCAGTAAGCATCTTGTAGCCCATGCCACCTACAGCAGAGCCTATAGCAATAATAGCACCGATAACAGCACCTTGGGGGCCAAAGACCCCGGCAAACTGAGAACCCTGTTGACCAAAGGCTGTAAAGAAACTCGTGCCACTCTGTAACTGAACCACGAAATCCTGTAGTTGGTAGCCACCTTGTTGGATTTGCATGTTAAAGGTATTTAGCTTCTTGCCGCCATTCTTAGCAACAGTGCCAAACTGGTTCATGCCTCTTGAGGCTTTATCAATGCCCTTTTGTGCTACTGTACCAGACGACCCTAACTGATCGACCCTGTTTGTTGCGGTAGCAACGTCAGAGGAATCTACTATGATCTTAATATCAGCCATTTGCCACCCTTAAATATTCTAGGTCAAGTCTCTTGATGGCCTCAACTTCCCAAGGCTCAACAGATGTTTCCGTAAGTTCTTTCCATGCCTTAATCTGCTCATAGGTAATAGGCGCTGGGCCACTAAAGCCTGACCCTCTGCTAGAGCTTAAAGCAATAAAGGCAGACCAAACGTGGGATATTAGCATGGGGAAGGG